GATTGATTTGGCCTCGATGCCACTTGCTCAATCACAGCCATTCTTAACTTTGCCTCTGGCTCAAAAATATGCAGGAGCGTGTATATATCAACTTCCGTTTTATTCTTTGAGTTAAGCACTGTCGGCATGTCAACGACATCCAAATCTTTAGTGCGCGTGCAGTAATGTGCAATCGCCCCAGAGAAACCAGGATCAACACCAATGACTATCATTCTACAACCTGTATATTCTCAGCGTCAGATGTCTCTGGCTTGGCAACTTCAACGCCAGCTTTTGTCGCCGCCACAATAGATGACATCCTAACAAATGCGCTAAAACTAAGACCCGACTTATTGGCGGCCTCTGCGATGGCGTCATGTTGCGCCCCACTAAAATTAATTAATACTCTCTTATCAACCATTTTTTTCTCCTAGGTTTAATTATCTAAGCACTGCAACTTGAGCCACAGTGCTTATTAATTATACCTTATTAATATTTAGCATCAAATTGAGCATATTTCTGATACATTTTTTCCCAGCCCCATTTTACAAATTTAGCCATGTCATCGCCTTCCTCGATGCCATGATTGAACGCAAATTGTTTTAACGCTGATGTAAATTCCATTTCTGGAAATTCAACAACCAAATCTAATGCATCCTCAAAAGCCTTTTCCCAAGTTGTATTCATAACAAATCTCCTCGTTTGTGTTTGTAATTAATAGTAATCGTAATCGTTATAAGCATCATTTTCATATTCAAGATCATCTTGGCATATCTCAGCATTGCCACTCCAACATAGATGCTTAGTCAATTCTTTTACCCTATCCCTCAAAGCTATGTCTGCAAGAATAATTGCATTATTTAAATAACCACCTCTATCTAATTCTTTGTTACGAGTTTTAATCCAGAGAGCTAAAAGTTCAGTTGCTTCATCAATTCTTTTTTGCACTCCACTTTCCAAAGCCCAATCAGAAAACTTTAATAATGTTTTTTCATCATAAATTTCTTGTGTATACATTTTGTACTCTCCATTAAGTTTGTGTTTATACAAGTATAATAGCAGTTATTCAGATGGTGTCAACAACATAATGATATATAAAAGATATATTTTCCGCTTGACCGCATCTGAATACCTGTTATATTGAGTGAATAAACACAAACACAAATGGAGAATACAAAATGACTACTTACAAAACAAGAACAGCTCAAGATTATATCACACTTGCACTAAGCTGTATTCAAGATGATCAAACTTTTGCGGCTAAGTCTCACAAGAAAGACGCACTGACTTTATTAAATCGTGGTTATGAAGTTATTAGAGAAAGAAACTTTGGCTTTTCGCGTGATAATTTATCACGAGAAGATTACTTCTCAATCCCATTTGATTTACACCAAATTCGTGAAAAGCATAAAAGATTATTTGATGCATCTTTTCATAAAGATTTGCAGGAGCTAGTTGAGCTTCGCGTTTTGCTTAAATTTCTTGATGTAGTTAAGCCAGCGCCTAAGACTGAGCGCATCATTGCAAAGCAGGCTGAGGTTACAAAAACTGTGATGGATCTTATTGATCGCCGTATGGCTCAGTATCATGAGGCTGTTGAAATGGGGCGCTTGTTTGGCGGCTTGAACGTAAGCGTTACGCCACACCAAGTTACTAATGAGCATAACACTACGTTCACTAGATGCTTTTATTTTTTAGAAGGCAAGTTCACTCCATTGCAAGTTATAATGGCGGCAATGGATACTTTAGCCGCAGAAAAGAAAGCAAGATCATGAATACTTCAATGATCATCGATGGTTTGGCTATGGCACTATTTGCCCTAGCCGCCGTTCATCTTCCAGAGATTATAGTTTTTCTGGATACAATTATTAACGCAAACTTAGGAGAATAAAATGCGATTATATACTACACCAAAAGGGCAATGGGCTGGAACACAAGCTGATGCAAAAAAACTGGGCGCATATGTTGAGTATGATGTGCCTACTAATAAAGCCGATTTGCTGGTTTTCTTAAATAAGTATAAAGTCAATGATTATGCTTATCAGGGATACAGCGCTCCGCTTGAGGAAAATCCTCAGCCAGCAATTATCCGCGACGTGGCTACTGTTAAGGAGAGTTCATGGACGAACATCCGCCGCGTTGCTGAAGAGGCGTCATTGAAGGATCTGACGACTGCTATGGTTATCATCATGACTAGAATTGATGATGAGATTTATGAGAAAGGGGTGAAGTGATGTCAGAGGACATCAAGCGCAAGTGGTGGATTTTCCACCACGAAAACCCCACCATTTACGAGCTATTCAAGCGCTTTACTTTTGAGGTAATTGAGAGAGGCCATGACCAGTATAGCAGTAAAGCAATCTTTGAGCGCATTAGGTGGCATACCGATATTGAAACAAATGGCGAAGAGTTTAAAATGAGTAATAACTATACGCCATATTATGCACGTTTTTTTATGCATGAGCATCCTCAATATCAAGGATTTTTTAGAACACAAATATTAACTGAAGAAAGAGAATAAAATGCAAACATTAATTATTAAATCAATACACGAGCATGGCTTTGGTTTTGCTTTTACCAAAGATGAGCATGACCAAGTGTTTCTGCCTAAAAAACTTTTAGCAGATTTTGAGCATCTGGATTGGTTAGAACCAGCAGATGAGGTGTATGCAAAAATTATACCAAATTATAAAGATAAATTAGATGGTGGTTGTAAGTACGTTTGTACTTACATTACTATTGATAGGTTTGATCCAGTTTATGTTGCCAGTGTCAGGGAAGCATTAGGTGAAGTTATAGAGACAATTTGCCCAACAAAAACACCATTTGTACCATCGTTTGAGCCAACAGTTGATAAGGGCAATTTATTAAGTGAATTAAATAATCGATTAAACGAATTAGTAATTGAAAATAAAGTTTACACAGATCGCATTGAAACTATATCTGCAATTAATAATTTAGATGAATTAAGCCTTAAAATATTTTTATTTCATAATCTTGAAAGCTCAGATCCATATTTATATAAATTATTATTTAGCACGATTGAGCAAGGTTTTTTCCCAAATCGCGTTTGGGGATGCTTAAATTATATGGTTGGTAATAGTTTATTTTCATATAGCAAACCAGAAAGAAATAAAAGCATTCGTAACCCTATATATTTTTATGATGTAATATTAAGATCTGATAAATTTTTCTTAAATTTTCCAAACTTTGGTAAAAAATCATTAAGCGATCTTAAATCATATTTGAGTGAATTTGGTTTACAGCTAAATACAGATTTAAAAGATATTAAATATGAAACATTAAAATCTTTTAATTTGCATAACAAAAAGAACGATTATTTATTTGTTAAAACGAGGGAAATAGTATGACATTTTATACAACGCTCGTCCTCACATATGTCATTGGCGGCGTGGAGCTACAGGACACCACGCTGTATCGCAGTGCGCGTGAGTGTGGCGACGCATTGCCAGCAGTCTACAAGCCATATGAAAAAATGGACAGCATGGCTCAGTGCATCGAGACAAGCTACATCAGCTCGTCATTTATTGTACCAAAACTCAGACCGAAGGGATTATCCAATGGCAAGTAAATATTACCCATGCCCAGAATGTGATGGCGCAGGCGAAACGCTATTCGAAAAAGATTATAATATCTTTCATGAAACTTACCTGTATGAAAAAGCTGATTGCACAAATTGTGCTGGCACTGGATTAATTCTGCCTGAGATGCCAGAAAAACCTAGCAGGCTAATACCAGCGCTGGATGATCAAGGAAAATTTGTTAGGCGTGAAAATGATGAATGAGGAGAATTTAAATGAAAACCAAAGATTGTTACCAAGCCGTGACGAGGGCAATCAAGCTCAACGAAAATGTGCAGGAAGATCTGAAGGGCAAGGAAGTTCGGACGAGGAGCTTTTACATCTGGATGATGCAGGAGCAATTGGCAATATTGAACAACCTCGAACACCAGCTTTCGCTTATGCGACGAAAGAACAAGTCGCACAAGCAATGAGGGATGAGCCTACATTTAAATATGAGATCATGTATTCCCACTTGTTATACAATTTTGAGCAAGAGCAAATCAAGCGTGGCCTCAGAAATAAAATAAATAAAACTTTTGAGAGGCCGCGCCAGATTACAGTTAACAAGCCTTCACACAAAAATTTTATTACTGATAGCGATCTTCGTAAGATCAAGCCTATTCCGAAAAAGAAGTATGACGCTATTCTAAAGCATATGAAAAGTTATAAAAGATACACGACAACTATGATAGCGTTAAGCAGTTCTATTGGTGTATCTGATGTGGCGTGGACGCTTAATGTTATGTATCGTCAAAAATTAGTTGATCGTGCTTACGAGAAAACAACGCCAATTATTGGCAACGCTGGCGCTAAGTCTCTGCGTTACGTTTACTTCAAGCTAAAATAAATATATCGTGTGGGTAGTTTCATGCCCGATACTACCCACACGTCTAAATAAATCTAACAGCGCAAATCATCAAGAAGTTTATTTAATCTATGAAGCTGTTTATTACTTGATTTAATAATTTTTCTTCATCTACAAACTGATCTGGATATAATCGAGTTGACGTTTTCTTTATTATGGGATCGTCACCCCTAGCCCAATAAATTTTCTTGATGTCATACGCCACCAGAGCATACACATCGGATTTTTTATTATTGCCAAGGGGCTGTGTGTTCCACCTATACTGCCTCGCATTTCCTGTTTTCTTGCTGGCTGTTTTGACCTGTAAAGTCAGTAATTTACCGCTTGGCGTCTTCAAGTATGCATCGTCAATCTCATGTTGGACTAAAATGCAGGAAATGCCAGCGAATGATAATCTCGATAGAGCTA